CCTTGTCAGCATTTCCGCGCCGCTGTCAGTCAGGTAAAATCCGTATCTGGCCCACGCATAGGCTCCAACGTCAATGTTGGCCGCCAGTGTGATATATTCGGCCCCGATAGCGTCGTAAAAGTTAATCTGGTTTTGCAGCAGTTTTCTCGCGTACCCGTTCCCCTGATATTGCGCCCACAATTCAAAGCTGTTGTGGTGGATGTACAATTTGCCCTGTTCATCCACGCATATGGTGCGCCGGTACAAAAATGACTGCTTTCCGCCTACGCTTCCAATGCAGTCAAAGGTTCGCCCGGCGCGGATGACCAGTTCGGTGGTGTCCGCCAGATTGATGGGGATGTCCTGCAACAAGAGGGATTCCATAGCATCCGGGAGAACTCCGACCGTTCGGAAAAAGTTGTAAATGTCCTCATCATTCGCGTTAAACCTTGTCGCGGAACTGGCGTGATTGCGAATCACCCTGACGGCATTGCGCACTTCTTCCGTGTCCTGGTAGGTCGCCGGAAGCGTGTCAAAATCAAGCACATTTTTAGGCGGCTTCCCAGACGGAAGTGGTCTTCCGATAACCGGCGCACCGCAGTTTTCCGGAGTGGTCGGCAGCACTGGCGACAATGGCCCCTGGGGAAGAATGTCTATAGGGGCCGGAGGCGGTTCCGGCGTGGGGGCCAATGTTACCGGGTTTTCCATTTCCGGGCCGGGGGCCGGTCTTGGATTCAGGAACGGGGCGCTGTTCCCTTCCGGGTTTTCCCGCTGTTCCTCAAAAGTCCCGTGGCCGGAATTGCTGCGTGGGTCCAGTTCCGGGGTTGAACCGTCCGACTGCCTGAATGCCGAAGGAACCCAGCACCCGGTATGGTTCGGGTGGAACCGGACGTTCATGCATTCGTTGATAGGAACGTTTTGGATATTGCACGTCGGCAGGCCCCGGTAGGTGTAGGTGCGTTCAATAGTTTCGCACCCGATAACCGACATGTGCGTGCAGGTCCCTTCCATAGCCGCCTGGATGTTGGCAATGTCCGCAGCCCGTCCAAGTTCGGTGCGAACGATTGTGGCGATGCGGCCAGCAGCCAATGAGGGGGTTTGTCGGCGCACGGCGGCAATCGTGTCGAACACCGAGGACCCCTTGTCATACTCACGCTGGATGATGCGGTTAATCCGGTCCCGGATGGTGTTCGGCACGCTGGTTATCTCCCTGGCGGCCTGACGCACGGAATTGTTGATTGTTGTGGTGTCCGTCCTGTTCACAGTTGACCCAAGCAGTTGCCGCCCCTTGTCCACAACGTCATCAGCCGTGCTTTGCATGTAGGGCTGGACGGCCTCTTGCACGTCCCCGGAAAAATCGTGCAGGACCTCATTGATGATATTGCTCCATACTCCGGACAACACGGTAGTTTTCCGCTGGTACGTGTGCGGGTGCTTCTTTTCGGACAACTCCGCAATGCTTTCCATGCGGTCGGCAATCTCATAGAGTATTTTTTCAATCAGGGCTTTCAGCGTCCGGGCAAGCATCCTCGCGTTTTTTGTCGTCGCAGAGCGGTTCATCTTCACCCAGTCCTGCACCAGCCGAACGCCGTTTTCCGTGTAAAAGCTTTCCTGTGTCCAGCCGCCTTCCGGAACCTTGGATTGCCGGTAGGATTTAAAAAGCAGGGCCGGGGAAGCTTTTCTGAACGTTGCGGTGCGTATGGGCGGCATGGCGGGTATTTTTGCAATGATTGCAAATTTTCAATACCACGGAAAAAACGCTATTTCCAGTTGTTTTCCGTGTAGATGCTGGTGGCCAGTTCGTCGGCCGGATACAAAAGCCCGATATACATGATGACGGAATTGTCAGGCCGGGTAACGGCATTGAGCCGGACATACCAGTCGCCTCTGGATATGTTATTGCTGTTGATGATGCGGACTTTCGTCCGGGTGGACGAGCCTGTTTTCACAGCGGTGCACAGGTTGGCCGTCATCCTGGGTTCATCTTCGATATAAACAAATTGCCGCCAGTTCTGCCCTTTCAGGTCTTCGGCCCTGACCGTTTCCACCAGCTGGCATAAAGCGTCTGTGACCAGCACAATGTTCCCGGTTTTATCCAGCTCGAAAATCAGGGACATGGAATTAGTCGCGGAATAGCGCCTGTAGGCTTCCAGCCGGGCAACGGCATCCTTGACGGTGGAGTCGTCATTGAGACGGAGTTCGGATTCAATCTTTCCTATCCGGTTCAGGATTTCGTCCACTTTGGCATAAAGTTTTTTATCCGTTTCCGGCTTGTGAATGAATACCAGATAAAGGTACTTCCGCACCCGCTTGAAAAAAAGGGCAATGGCCCCAAGAGCGGTGATGGTGGGGCCAATGCAGTCCACGGCCATCCGCAGGGTTTTTATTGTCGTTTCCCAATCCATAAGTTCACGACGCGCGTTCAATGCGGGTGGCCGCCGCAACGGGATTTGGTGAATCCGGTCACGACCGTTCGGGCGCTTTCTTCCAGCGACTCTCCCATGCCCATTCCGGACAGCTCCATAGGAACCAGATTCGACTTGATGAAATACTGGTCAAGATAAGGGTCGTCAACTCTGGACAGGCCGCACTTTTCCCGAAGTTCGTTCGGGGTAAGCGCCCCGGATTCCAGCAACGGCTGGTTTTCTTTCACCATTTGCTCAATGTCCACGAGGCCGGACATGTTGTAGTCGATTTTCAGGGTTTTATCTCGATAGGCGGGCGTCAATCCTTTTTCCGAGTTCAATTTGCCCACAAGAATATCGGCCAGCGGAAGGCATGCCTGTTTCCGGAACGCGATAGCGTCCTGTTTGGATGTGGCGTAGTTGGCGGCGTCCTTGATGCCCGCAACGGAAAGGGGAACCCCGTGATTGATGAATATCTGCTCAACGCTGGTCTTATCCCGCTCAAGGCTTTGAAGCTCGCTGTTGGTCATTCCGAGCCGGGTATAGTTCCATTTGCCGGAAAGGAACGCCGTTTTTCCCGCGTTTTTCTTCCCCTCGTATTTGGAGCGGAAACTTTCCACGGCATGGTCAAATTCCTCTTGTGAAAGCAGGTCGGAATCATTGCTCAATACGCCGCTGATGACAGCCCCATTGGAGTACACCCGCTTTTGAAGCTCATCCCCGGTGATGAAGGATTCGTACAATGACTTTGACGGCTCAATATCCCCCAGACCAAGGATGAAAGAATTGGGGTGGGGCCTCCGGAAATGGATGATTTCTTCCGGAGCGTATGTAATGCACAGGCCATTGACCTGGTATTGGTATTCTTTGATTCTGGAAGTCTGGTCAGGGATGATTTTGACATACTGCGGAAGCAGGGGAATCAGTTCCAGGGGCTGCCCGTATCCGTTGACCTGGTTTTTTAACCAGTACGCGTTGCCGGTCAGTTTGATGTGGAATACCCACTGATAGATTAAGTCCTCCCACGAGTCCCACTCATTCGGCTGCGCGATTAGCTTTGCCAACGGGTGGCGTGTGCTGTCAAGGGGCGTATCGGAGCCGGATTTGACAACCTGGAACGTAGTTGACACCAAAACGTTGGCCACCAGATTGCAGGCTACAAACGTCGCCCATACCTGGCCGGTCCCTGTTTTGATATACTTTTCATAGCTGTCCAGGGGGTCCACCCGGACATGGTTCACCAGGTCGATATACCGGAGGTTTGTCCGGTCCCCGTCAATGCCGTTGCCGAGATAGGACGCGAGTTCCATGAGGACCGACCGTTGGCGGGAATCCAGACTGCTCCATGCTACGGACAATCGCTGTTCGTGGCCTTTCCGCCTGAAAAGAGAGGGAAGAAATCTCATGAAAAAATAAAGCTGTTCTTACGCTTGACTATACCGCCGGAGACAGGCCGGACAAGAAAAACAATGGTTTGAGTCTCCATTCTATTTCAAGCAGTAAACGCCTTCGGAGTTTTTGACGAAAGTTTCCGTGCCCCATTTGTCCCATTTGAGCACCAGCGTATTGCCGTCAAATTCCTTATAACCGGCATGGTCAATGTTGTGCAAATCGGTGGCCCTGCCGTTGAACAGGCGGAATGTCCTGTATTTCCTGCCGCCCCAGTCCGGATGATACAGGCACACGGTCCATTCCTGTTCCAACTGTCCGAGGCGGGCGTTTTTCTGATAGAACTCGTTTTGGTACAAGCCGCCTCTGGTGACGCTCGAACCGTAGCCGGTAGTGATGAGTTGCGGACGCACGGAGGAATCCGGATTGCCTGCCGCCAGCACGTCATAGCGGTTGACGCCCCCGTTAGCCTGGATGATGCGGTGAATCAGCGCATCTTCGACAAATCCGGCCAGCACCACATGCCACGAATTCATGAACGGGTAGCGTTCCGGGGTGAGCAGGGACGGGTCAGCCTCAATAGCGTAAAGTTGCCGCATATCCTCCCGCGACATGCAGAGGGTATTTCCAAACATGTTGAAATTGTTTGCCGGAACCCGGTCAAAGAATACTCCGTTCTGGTTCGACTTTTGGGCAATCAGGCACTGGCCCCCGGAAAACCAGGAACCGCAGTAGTCCCCGTTTGTCTTTCTGGTGCTGACGGCGGCCTTGGCTACGTCCTCAAGGTAAGTCGGAAAATAGATGTCGTCGTCGTCAATTTTGCAATACAAGTCAAACTGCCCGATGTCAAAGCCCCGGTAGCAGTCAAGAATGTTGTTGAACTGGCTTTTATTAGAGTAGTACGCCAGATGGAGCTTTCCGGCCTCAATCTCTTTGGCGAAAAGCGGGCGGATGCAGGTGTCTATGTCCCGTTCGGACAGGCCCTTCACGGCAACGAAAATATGGCAGTCGTAGGTCTGGTGGAGCAGGACCAGAATCTGTTTCACAAGGTCGTTCGGGCGCTTGTAGGACGACATCAGGGCGGCAATCTTGGGGGCGCTGGCGGTATTGGTCATGTTGCGGAGGTTATATGCGGCTTTCAATATAAAAGACCGCCCGTGACTAGTCAAACAGACTTAACCACGGACGGCCTATTGTTGTTCTTCTTGAGACCCGCTTTTTAATCCTCGTCAGGAAGCAGCTTGGCCATAATGCGCCCGGCCTCGATAAGAATCAAGTCCTTTTGTCCGGAAACAAGATAAGTGCCCTGCGCGGGGCTGATATAAACAACGTCGTGCAGGTCCAGATGGCAGATATCCGCGTCAACGGCAGTACCCAGAGCCACGATTTCTCCCCAGCAGTTTTCCTTTTGGGTGGAATCGGGTATAATGATAGAGCCTATGCGGGATTCACGCTCTTTCAGCCGGACAAGCACTTTGTCCCCGACAGGGCGCAAATACCGTATGGGGCGTTCCGGGGTTGAATCAGTGGCAGGCATCTTTGTTTCCAGTTTGCAATTTTCTTTGTCCATTGTATTCAGGGTTATTTGACAATTCTCCATTTTGCGTTGATGTCCTCCCCCCAAAATATTATGGACCTCCATTCTGGGGTTCCATCTACGTCGGCATTTGAAAATTGGGGATTCCCGTCAACCAGCCGGTATTGAAGAGTACTACCATTGCGTATCCGTTCCAGTATTTTTCCTTCGCCCATCAGGCGCACCGCCTCATGGAAAGGAATGTCGTAGGATTCTTCGGCTGCTTCAACTAATTCCAGGCAGGAATAATTTGCAACGCCATCAGTAAGGCGGCACAGGCCATATGCGGTTTCATTCTCCGTCACAGTGTAGATTTTATCATACCGCAACCCTTCCGGGGCCTTTCGGCCTCTGTAAATAAGGCGTACCTTGTCCCCTTTCCGGAATCTCCTGTTGGAAGCAGGTTTAACCTTTTCCAGCTTATCCGGGGAAAACAGTATATTACGCCCATAATCCATATGGGTATTAAGCCTTACGGAAACGGAAGCATTACCATCATCGGGGTTATATTCTCCTACGACAATTCCCCGGACTAGTACCGCTGTACCCGGTTTGTAGTGATTTTTAGGCATACGTGTTAATGATGTCGGTGGTAAAATCAAGCAGTTCTTCGGCCTGGTTGTACTGGTCTTCCGGGTCTTCGTCATCGTCCAGCCCCCGGTCCGTCACCTGGAAGCGGCAAGTCAGGTCAATCTGCAGATAGCCGACCGTTTCCGTTACGGTTTTGGTGTCTCTGGTCAATCCCTCGTTCATGGGTTTCAGGCTAAGCACGTTGATATGGCACACGGGCCTTTTATCCTCGATGGCTATCTGCACAGCCAGATAAGGGCATTCCCGGTGAATGGTGGCTGCGGCGGACAGGGCGGATTGATACCACACATTGGCCCGGCGGCGGTCCTTGGGAGAAGGCAATGCTTCCAGCAGGCTTTCCAGCGTTCGGCAGGTGTCTTTTGTAATCATGTTAATATTGAGTTGCTATGGTTGGTGTTGTTGGTTCCGAAATTTGCAATGATTGCAAATTTCAAAAAGGTTTTTTATCCGAGTACGGTCAATTATCGGCGAGATACTCGTGTGCGGGCTGGCGGGGCCGGATTGTCCCCGTTTTCCTTCCCGTTGACAATGGCGGGCTTGTCCTGCAAGGCGGCAGACAGGGCAGCAAGGGCAAGCTGTGCCTGCGGTCTGGTCATGTACACCATTGTGCAGGACTGGCCCGGAGCCGCATGCAGGAAGGCCCCTTCCGGAATCTGTACGCAGATTGCGCCGTTTCCATTCGGGACCGGGTACGCAACAGGCGTTCCCATGCCCCGTTCCGGCAGGTCCACGGCATTTGCCGCTTCTTCCGGGTTTTCCCGGAACGTCCACGCGACGGGGTCTG